GATGTCCTTGCGGGTCGAATTCCGGTCTGCAAGGAGATCGAGATGGAGATGAACAGGATCGATGATCGGATTCGCAATCCCGGTTTTTATTACGATAGCGACGCTGTGGAGGGATTCATCCGCTTCGCGGAAGCGGAGATGACTCTCACCGACGGATCCGATCTTCGCCTGCTCCCGAGCTTCAAACTCTGGGCCGAGGAGATCTTCGGCTGGTGGTTCTTCACCGAGCGATCGGTCTACGTCCCCAACAAGACGAAGGCCGGCGGTCATTTCGAGAAGCGCCGGGTGAAGCAGCGCCTCATTAACAAGCAGTACATCATCGTCGCCCGAGGCGGGGCGAAGTCTCTATACGAGACACTCCTGCAAGCCTACTTCCTGACGATCGACACGTCGACCACTCACCAGGTGACGACCGCGCCGACCATGAAACAGGCAGAAGAGGTCATGCAGCCCTTCCGCACCGCCATCACCAGAGCCAAGGGCCCTCTGTTCGATTTCATGACACAGGGGTCTCTTCAGAACACGACCGGCAATCGAGCGCTTCGCCAGAAGCTCGTTCCCACCAAGAAAGGGATCGAGAACTTCATGACGAATAGTCTGCTTGAGGTTCGCCCCATGTCCATAGACAAGCTTCAGGGTCTCAGGACCAAGATGAACACGGTGGACGAGTGGTTGTCCGGCGATATTCGAGAGGATGTCGTCGGCGCCATCGAACAGGGGGCGTCCAAGGTTGACGACTGGCTCATTCTAGCCGTGTCCTCGGAGGGTACCGTCAGGAACTCGGCTGGCGACAACATGAAGATGGAGCTCCTCAACATCCTGAGGGGCGAGTACTCGGATCCGCATACATCCATCTTCTACT